CGACAGATGTCGTTGCTTCCTGGAATTTCGCTAAGGTTGGGTAAAACTGATGCGTAGCTAGTCAAAACTACGACAAAGTTGAACCCTCCTAGAGGGCCTAAAACCCATTATCCATAGAAAAAATGGCTACCCCTGTATACGGCAAGCAATTCATTCGCTTCGCCGAAACCGCTTTCGTCCCTTGCGACGTGGCAATTGACCAGTTCCTGCTGGTGACCGTGAACAACGCTCCCGCTGCTACCGATCCCCCGACCGCCGCTCTGGCTGTTGGCGCCGGTGAAGTTTGGGGCGTGATGCAGCAGCGCTTCAACCTTTGCGAGCCCTGCAACTTCGCTACCGACCGTTTGCGTCTTGGTACCGTGGCTACCTCTGGTCTGCTTCTTGTGGCTGCTGATGGCGCCAACCTGCAGGCTCAGAACGACGCCCTGCTCGTGGACGGCCAAGGCCGCTCCTCCAGCGCTGGTGCTGCTGTCACCGTGGATGCTACCACCCCGATCGTCCGCCAGCAGGTGGTTGTCGGCGGCGTGGCAATGGTGCTCGTCAGCTTCAACTGATAAAAATCCACTGAGTGCTTGGCTGTTGGAAGGCGTAAGTCCAAGCCACTCTTTCCCTTCCAATGAAGGAGATTGAACTCCCATGATGAATCTAAGGGACACTTACGCAAGTGTCGATCCAATCCTAACTACTTTGGCTCAGGGCTACATGCTGCCCGAGACCAACATTGCAAACTTTATCGCTCCTGTGGTGGACACCCCCACCCGCGCCGGCCGCACCCTGCGCTTCGGTAAGGAAGCTTTCGCCGTTATCGACTACCGTCGCGCCTACGGCACCAACATCCCTGCTGTTCAAAGCCGTTTCGACAGCGATCCCTATGCACTCGACCAGGAGGTCGTGGCTTGGGAACTGCCCGAAGAAGTCATCGAGAACGCCGGTGAAGGCCCCGCTCAGGTGGACCTCCGCGCTATTGAGACCCGCAACGCGATGTCTCGTCTGATGAATGCCTACGAAGTGCAAGTTGCTGACGCTGTGAGCGTGCTGGCTAACTACGAGCCTGCAACTGCTAACGAACTGGGCTTGGCTTACGCCACCTGGACCCTGTATCAGGCTGACGCTGCTGCTCGCGGCATGGCCACCGGTCCCGCTAACTGGGCTGACGCTCAGAGCAACCCGATCACCGACGTGCTCACCTGGAAGCGCGCCGTTGCTAACAACATCGGTATTCGCCCGAACTCTGCTGTGCTTGGCACCGCCGTCTTCGATCGTCTGCTCACCACCGAGGCTATCCTCGACCGCATCCAGTTCACCACCGCCGACAGCATTGACACCGACGTCATTGCTCGTTACTTCGGCCTCGAGCGTGGTATCCGCGTTGCTGAAGGTCGCCAACTGGCTGACGCCACTGGTCACCTTGAGCCTGTGTTCCCTGAGAACGCCGTGCTTCTGTTCTACAGCCCGCTGGGTGCTTCCGACTCCGTGATGCCCGCAGGTGGCGCTTCTGCTGCTACCCCTGCTTACGCTTACACCTACCAGCTGACCGGCACCCCCGCCGTTCGCCCTGAGTACTACATCCGTGAGCGTCGCGTGGTTCGCGCCGAGATCACTGTCGAGCGCATCGTGAACATCACCGGTCTGGGTGCTACTGGACAAATTGGTTCCGGCTTCTATGTTGCTGACGTGTTGGCTTGATTCCGACCTTATCTAATTTCTAAGGAGGAATCCCAATGCCAGTCATCACACCTATCCCAAAGAGTGCCTTTATCGTTACCATTAGTGGACTGGAAACGATTTGGACCACATTCTCCGGGGTTGTGGACACGGCTGAAACGGGACAATACGCCAACGGCACGGGCAACCGCATCTATAAGGTTGTCGGTCCTCGTGCACTAGACGATGTCACTATCAGTGCTCCATACGACCCCGCATTCGCTCACACGATCGAACAGATCTGGAGCGACTACAATTGCGAGTTCCTGACCATCACCGTCCAGCCCACTACTTGCGACGGCGACAATGCTAACAACACTCCCTATGTTCTCTATGGCTGCCAGCTGCAACAGCTGACCGTCGCAGAGATGGACCGCGAAAGCGGAGATGTTGGCACTATCGAACTCGTGTTCACCATCAATGATTGGAC